ATGTTATCATACAATATTTTTCCGTGTTTGTCAACAAATTGAAATAACAAAAGAGTATTACCATTGAGTGATAGAGTTAAATTTTGAATGAATTTATTTCTTCTTTGATTACTTACAATAAAATCAACTTCATCTTGATATTTCATTTTACTGACAAGTTTCTTTTCCTCATCGGTATATTTTAGCACCAAAGCTTTTATCTTAAAACTTGCCAGATGATCTTGATCAATGAGTTCTCGTGTTCTCACAAATTGCTTTACTCTTCCAAATAAGCCTTCTAGAACAAGCTTATGTGTCTGTGTACCATCAAGGGTCCCAGTAAAACCAAAACGATACTTGCAGTCAATAAGTTTTGTCATAATAGATGTAAGTGACTTTGCTTTAAACAGATGGCACTCGTCACCAATCACAACATCATACTGAGAGAAATAATCCTTACGCATCTTGTACAGAGACTGCCAAGTCGATACAACAATTCTACAATCAGTATTTTTTTCCTGACCACTCATAATTCTATGAATATCGTTCTCATCCGATCCATACTCTACAAAATCTGATTTCATTTGATGAACCAAAGAAGTGGTCGGTACTATGATAAGAGTCTTACAGTCACCGTACCATTGAGTTAAGAGCCATATAATGAACGACTTGCCTGAAGCAGTTGGAGAAACAAGTAGACCCCTATTATTTCGTACGAGATGAACGAAACTGTCCAACTGATAGTCACGAGGATCAAACGAAGTTTGGAGAGAAGTGATGAATTCATTTGCTTCTTTTACTGAAAAATTTTCTTGTGTGTCTATACTTTCGGTAATTTCAAGATCGTATTCTCTTTCATCAGCAAAAACCTGTACGTATGGTAATAGACCCAGATATAGCTGTTTCGTCATAGCATTATATAACCGCATTTTTCCATCCCACATGCGATTACGATATGCTGGCATAAATTTTGCACCGGGTACTGTGAATGTGAAGTAATCATTGAGCTCCTGACGTATTACAGGCTCTGCATCGACCTTCATATATACTTCATTTTCCTTACTAATAATCAATTTATTGCCACTCACATTGCTAGGAACCAGAAGTAAATCTGATGAAATCCAAGCTGTTTTTGATGACATAACCCCTCGTATTTATTGCTTTTATTATTTCTTCGAGGACGTCCACCATTTCCTGTTGATACGCAATTTTTGTATTCAACTGGACCATTTCAGAATCACTTTCTACATAATATGAAACCTCGTTTTTTAATCTTTTAAATGGATATGGCTCCCTTCCAAGTTCTGCTAGATCTTCAGGATTATTTAGGTCTCCGCGATAGTAATCCATGAGCCTTTGATGCAGCTGTTTTTGCTTCATCTTTAAAGCACGAAGCTTTAATCTCTCATCAGAGAAATGCTTCAAATACTTACCATGTAAGATTGGGATGTTTAGACTTTCTCGTGATAGCTCAGTTTCATCTATCTTAACATCCTCTTGCCACATACCAATAATATTTTCAATCTTCATTCGTTAAGGCTCTTTTCATTGCAAACATTGTCTTTGTATCTAAACACTGTATAGTCGCACTTTTAATACCAGGATAAATTCGTTTCAATCCTGATAGTAGACTACGGCTATTTTCTCGATAGAAAGAATCACATTCTACATAATTATCAAAAGACAAGCGCTCATGATACTTAATATCCTGTTCACCGGATACAAATGTAACCAGCGCAACTATAAACCACTTCATATCTACACTCCAAAGCTTTCACCACAACCACAACTTGATGTTGACATCGGATTCTTTACCGATAGAAATGATCCACCCAATTCATTTACATAATCAACAGTACTACCTAATATATATAATTCTGCAACTGGATCAACTACGAGTACACCATCAATCGGATCACTCCAATTTACATCTGGACAATCAGATTTAAGTCCCCATATGTATTGAAAACCAGCACATCCTCCACCCTGAACACCAAGTGATACATAATCATCACCGCGTACTGAATCAAGATATGTCTTTGCTGAATCTGTAATAGTAACCATTTATTACCCTTTAAAATCGGCTCAAGGCCTATTATAACAAGATTATCTGAAATGTAAACAAATTATACGGTATCAGCAACTGTAAATTGACGATACCTAAATGTTACCTCCGCTTGCAGGTACTCAATATCTGTTTGTGTTACATCAAAAGCAAGTGGTGATAGTGATAGGGGAAACATATCTTCAAAAGAAATTCTAATGATTGGATTATTATTTGAAGATAAAATAACCAAAGCGCCATCAGAATATATACTTGAGCGTGATGTATCTAAGTCTTTATATTGTTTAAAGTTTTCTGGAAATCCCAACCCCTTTATCCAGTTAAATATTTCCAAATAATTTTTCATTTCCTCATCTACTCTAAATGTTAGGGTAAATGGCTCGTAAGAAATTTTATCCCCGGGTCGAGGTATGTTTACAAAGGGATTGGTTTGAATTGCTTCTACCATAGATATTGTTGGCAATGTCGCCGCTTGACAGAAATACTCTATGTTTGGAGCTCTATTTAAAACGAAACGAAAGCCTAGAGGCGATAAAAAGTTGAGATTTTGAGTGAGTGTTTCAGCCTCTAGTGTGTCAATTCCGATTTTTGGTATCAATGCCATCTTTTAATCTCTTCCATCATTTCTACTGTTCGATATCCGTTGTGTTTGTCCGAATAACCAACTTGAACTTCTTTAATTACTGCTTCGATATTATGTTTCCAAAAGTTCAAAAATTTGTGGACTCTCGGTATTTCAGGTACTATATCATCAGTCTGCCAAATAAACTCTTGCACGATATCATTATAATCTGGCATATAGTATAAGATCTCTACAGTTACCACATTTCTTTTTAAGTATATCATAACACTATTTATATAGATCAATACACAAAAAAAGAGGGGAGCCGAAGCTCCCCTCTAAGTTTCATCGAAACCTTATTTGTTTTTATTACATTAGGTTTGCGATTGTGACAAGGCGGTAGTAGATGTTGCGATCGTTTACCGCTGTACTGATAGAACCATCAGCGGCCGTTGTGGCGAACGGATTGGCGACCATGCCGTAGCGAGTCTTAAATCCGATCTTGGGCTGGAAGGTGTTCTCACCAACCGCACGCACCATTTGGAGAGGCACGTATGGGCAGTAGAAGAGACCCGCGTCAAATGCGGACGCACCCTTGTAACCGACCGTGGCGTACTGATTTCCAGACGCACTGGAGAAGTACGGATCAACGTAAACCTTCATGCGGCCGTTCAGGACACCCGCGAAGGTGTTACCTGTGTCATCCACGCTGAGGTTGGCGCTGAGAGCAGGTGTGTAGTCTAGGACACCAGCCATCTGAAGAGCAGATGCAACATCCGAACCACAGATCAGGACGTTACCCTTACCGCGACGTGTTGACTTCGCGATCTGGTTGGCTTCACGCTCGAGCTGGAATACCAGGCCCTTAAAGCGCTCTACACTCCAGCGACCGTTGGAATCAACGTCGAGGTCGAATGTACCAGCCGTTGTTGTGTTATCCTGAGCACCAACCGTAGCTGTGTAGTTAATCGTACGAACAACTTCACGGTTGATTTCAGCCAGGATCTCAGCAGACAGGATGTTGCTGAGTTCTGTTTCGGCATCTAGACCGTGGATGGCTTTAAGGTCTTGAGCCAATTCCATGGTGTATTCCGCTTTGAGTGCACGAGAAACCGCCGTTACAGCAACCTTCTCGATGCTGAATGCCATCTCTTGGAAAGCATTCTGTGACTCATCACCGAGAGCTTCTGCCTCAGCGGTAGTCATACCCGTTGTTACGGTGTAGCCAGAACCTGTTGCACGAGCCGTTGGATCACTACCGGTTGCAGCAGTGCCCGCGCCACCATCGATAGCCGCGATAGAAGCAGTGTTAGCTGCCGCCGATCCGGAGAACGTGGTATTGGCTTCGTTGTAGAGAGCCTCACTGCCGGCTTGGCTTGTGAAGCGAGGACGCATTGCAAAGATAAGACCGGTTGGTCCTGTCATTGGCTGAACGCCGCAGATATCGTATGCAATGAGGTTTGGCATGGAACGCCGAACCAGCGAAATAAGCACTGGGTCGAAAATGTCCACGGCACCATCAGAGGCTGTGGAGCTCGAGGCACCCATAGCGTTGGTAGGCGCCGCTTCGCCTAATAGCGATGGCATTTGATAGCCACCAGAACCGAAAGACGCTTCACGTGAAGCATTCTCTTGGTTTTCTAGAAGAGTTGCAGTGACTGCCCGACGATGAGAATCCTTAATCTCGCTGAGGTCTGGATGCTCAATGACTGGCTGCCACTTCTTCTGTAATTCTTCAGATAGAAACATTTTTGTTTTCTCCTTACTGTATTAATCAGCCTTCATAGATTATTTATAATATATTTATTTTTTAGCAGATCTTGAAATGGCATTCATGTATACTGCCATAGCACCTGTAGGACCTTCGTTCTCTTCTTCAAGAGAAATGGGACCGTCTTCATCATCGACAACGACCGTTTCGGTCTCTTCATCAATATCAAAATATTGTGACTTCAACATGCCGATTTTTTTACGAAAATCATCAGCATCATCAAAGTCAATTCCTTCTGCAAGTCCGCGAAGCTTTTCGATTTGTGTATCAGTGAGTTCGTCAGTTGCCTCTACGAAGATAGCATCTTTCTCGAAATCATTTACTTTACCGAGAAGCTCGACATTCTTGTCTGTCTCTTCGTTGAGCTTGCCTTCGAGCTCATCAACTTTAGCGATAAGTTCTTCCACAACATCGACCTTCTCTTCTGGAATATCGACATAGTGTTCTTCGAACAAACCTTTGAGTCCTTTGAGGAAATCCTCTACCATATCGGCGCGTACGCCTGTCTCGATGGCAAGACTGTTATTTTCAACCCATTCCTGAACAACATAGTCAAGATATGAATCAACTTTTTCTGTGAGTTCGTCTACAGCTTCTGTACGAGATACCTCGACATCGGACTCTGCTTCAATAGCAAATTTTTCAATCTGCTCGTTAACTTTTGATACGACAGCTGCTTCAAAAATTGTTGCAACTTTTTCCTTGAACTCTTCGTCGAGATCCGTTCCGTTCAGCATTGCATCAACATCGTCTTGGATGTTGATATCAGCTGATGTGATTGTAGCAAGTTCTTTAGGTGCTTCTGCTTCATCAATGACTTTGTCATCAGCTTCAGCTTCTTCATACATGCCAGCATTTACCTTTTTATACATGGCTTGCAATTCAACTTTTTTCATGCTACTTAAATTTTTCATCATGGCATTGATCATCGCCATCTTGGTCTTAGGCATTGGATCGCCCTTACCCTTTGGCTTTTCGTCAGTCTTGTCTCCTACTGGATCCGCGACTTCGGAGTCTTCGCCGTCAGCCTTGAACTCTAAAAGATCTTCATCTTCTGAAATCTCCTCAGGAGTTTCAAGAACCTCTGCGTCCTCCATTACTTCTAAGTCTTGTTCGGACATCTGTTTTATCTCCTTGTGAAAATAAATTTCTCATTCATATTATTTATAAAAACACATCTTTTAGAGTTGCTTCATGAACTTCGCAAAGGCTGCAACTTTAGCTTCCTGAAGCTCTGTTCTTGACGCTTTTCTGATCTGTTCTTGAGTTTTCTCAATGTACTGAGGAACCCAACGATCATTTATTTGTAGCCATTCAACTCCCTCCATAATACCCTCAACAAATGCTTCAGGTGCGGACGGATCGGCTACAATATCAGCAGCTGTTGCCAACTGAAAATCATTCGAAACAATATTTGTTCCATCCTTATCTTGTTTTAGAGTACCCATACCTCTCGATGAAACACCAAGCTTGGCTCCTTCATCCATGAGATTCTTTACGATCTTACCCATCGGTGTTTCTGTCATGATCTTTGCTCTACCCATGATGTTATTTCCATCCTGGTGTAAATCCTTAATCATGTGTGATACGCGCTCAAGGTTGATAGTAGGACCCTGCGGGTGACCAAGCTCTCCATATGCCCGGTTCTTTTCTACATATTCTTTGTTATACCGATTTACTTCTTTTAGAAGTGTCTGGATCGGATACTTACGACCGTTGCGGTTCTTGATTTCCCCCTGCATAAAAATGCCTTCGATAAAGTAATTTTTACCACCGTCTTCTTTTGCCTCGGTGATAAACTCTACATCCGTTTCTAGCATTTCGGTAATAAGTTTCATGACATGTTCCTATTTCTTTTTATTTATTTATAATAGTTAACCTGTCTGGAATCTTTTTGGTGCATTATTATAAAGAATTGTAGCTTCAGCTGCACTTACTGCCTTATTATAAACTGCGCACATACCAACACCTGCATTTGTGTGCAGTGGAAATCTGGGATTACCTGTATTTCCATCAAGTAAACTTGTTAGCCATGTCCAATTGTAAGTTGAGTTTCCAGTCGATGGTGAGTTGTAAGTCATAGTAAATGTATCGGTCTTAGTGCCGTTTACATAAAAAGCACTACCGTTAGTTACACCCTCGTCTATGACTATGAGAATATGAGATAAACCATCAGGAAGAGCTGCAGCTGCTGTTTGACTACCACCAAAACTTCCTGACGTTCCTCTGTGAAGAAGAAAGTTAATTTTTTCGGAGCTATACTGCTGTATGCTAATACCCGTATCGTTACTATCTTCTGCGGTACTTACGATGTATCCTGCGGTAGTGGCGCTCGCAGGTTTACCGTAACCTATCTCTATAGTAAACTGAGCGCCATCTTTATGTATAGAATTTGTGAATGTTGTGGTAGACTTAAATCCTTGCATGGTAAGAAAATTAGAAGCGGTTTGGTTATAGTACAGACTGCCGCTGTCATAATTTGGATCGCGAGAATCAGAACCTGTGCTGCTTCCTCTTTGAACATCGTACGTCGTCTGAGATGATCCATCTGCTGGTGATGGTTCAGCGTTAATAACAGTTTGCGAACTTTCAGAGTGTGAAGCATCCCACATAAATACACGTGACGCATTGATTGTTTTGATATTTGGATCATCATTCGGTGCGTCGCGATCCGATGTAAGAGAACCAGCACTGACTGTGAAGTCGCCACCCGTTCCAGCATTTAGAGCAAAGTTAGCTGCAGCTTCACCGGCATCTAAGTGTAAGTACATGAGCGGAGAAGAACCAGTCGGCGTTGAACCATCGGCTCCAACATCAACCGCTGTGCCCCCATCTGAATACCATTTTCTACGATTCGCTTCTACACTAAAATCAATATAAGAATCATCGAACCAGAACTCAGCTAATGAGCCATAAAAAGGTTTGTCTGTAATCTCAGCAGATCTACCAATCTCCATCGAACCTGTAAAATCAATATCGTCGTTAGTGAATGTTTGCCCTGAACTTTCTAGTTTATCCACGTCATTAATATACAAATTTTTTGCTCCGGTGGCAAGGTTACCTGAGCATAACACATGATTCCAACCATCATTTAAAACACCAGTAAAAGGAGAGGTTGATTGTATTAATAGTATAAGCGAGCCACTTGCGTTTCTACCAACGAGAGTTAACTTATTTGATCTGTCTGATAAGGCACTTCTTTGTAGTAAAAATTTATTTGATGAACCAGCTCGTATAGTAAAGATGACATTCGTTTCTTCATCAGCAGTGTCTGCGTTGGCTACGTCTTCCATTTTAAACCAGAATGCAAATGCCCATTCTTTTCCATCGGATATTCCACTCAGCCCAGGAGCTGATCTACTTAAAGTAGTGCTTCCATTGAAGTTTGCATTATCTACTGTGAAAGCACCACCTCCACCGCCTCCACCAGCAGAAATAACTGCTGCTGTTTGCGATGCGACTATAGAATTTGTTGGTGAGACGCCTACGCCTAATTTCATAATTAGTAGCCTTGTAGGACTTTTAATCCCATCTTTCGTCCGGAACTATCGTGCTGAACCATGATCATGAAATCATGCGTGCCAGGATCGAAAGATCCTTCGTCTGTAACCATAGAATATCCAGAAGGTAAAGAACCGAGCAGAGCTTCTATATCGCTAGCCCTATCGGTATCTTCTGCGGTCCATGAATCCATTTCGTCAGCAGCCGTTGCTTCGCTGTTTCTAATTGCATCTTTGAGTTCTGTTATGTTTGCCATTTTTATTCTCCGTTAAGAACCGTCATATGGTGCCGGTGCATTCGCATATAAAATATCAGCTTCAGCTTTCGTTACAGCTTTGTTATAGACTGCGAAGTAACCAAGACCACTCATATTACCCATTTGAAATCTAGGGTTGCTTAAATTAGCATCAAGTAGGCTCGTTAAGAAATGCCAGTTGTGAGTTGAGTTTCCTGTGGATGGTGTATGACTCGTAAAGTCCAGAGTAAAGGTATCTCCTCCAGAATCGAATGAATAAAAAGAACCATCAGCAGTAGCAAAACTTGTATCGTTAGCTTTCGCCGAAAAGACTAAGTGATGAACGCCAGTTGACAAAGCAGTATCACCCTGTCGTGTAAATAAGAATACCCCAGAGGTCCCTTTATGAAAGAATACATCGAATTTATTTGCAGAGGTTTGTCTAAAGCTAACACCAGTATCATTAGTATCTTCGGCTGTACCAGCTATAAAGCCGACGGCATCAGGTGCAGTTTGAAAGTTAACACCAAGTTCTACTGTAAACTCAGCTCCAGCTTTATGTAGCGAGTTAGTAAATGTTGTCGTCGTTTTGAAACCTTCCATAGTAAGGAAGTCAAGCGATGACACTGAAGATTGTCTGTAATTCTTTAGTGAGGAACCATAAGTAGGGTCACGACTATCACTACCTGTGCTTGTTCCTTGTCGTACATCATACGTCGTCTGTGACGAGCCATCTGCTGGAGATGACTCCCGATTGATTACAGTTTGGGATGTGGTCGATAATCCTGCAGTCCACGTAAACACACGGGACTCACGTATAGATTCTATGGTCGGACTAGCACCTCCACCAGCAGCAGAAATAACCGCTGCTGTTTGAGATGCGACTATTGAAGTTGTTGGAGAGACACCGACACCCAGTTTCATAACGATGTCCTTCTTTTTTAGTACAATCCTACCACTGAGTTTGCTGTGCCTACGGTGCGAACTTTACGAACACGAATA